TCCTCCATCAGGTGGGTATTCATCTAACGTGTTTATCAACGGTCTTCCAGCGCATTCTACGGGCAATATGTGCGTTCCCCATACCATACCAATTATTCCTCCTCCACCACCACATCCAGACGTTTTAATTACTGGTCACCCTACGGTTAGAATCAATGGTGGTGCTGCAGCAACGACAGGATCTGTAACAAACTTTGGTGCTCCTGTATTAGGACAGTTTAGTCATACGGTATTCATGGGTGGTGCTCCATTAGTTGCTGCAACAGTTAGCGAAAGTGGGGAAGTCACACAACCACCCCCACCAGCACCATAAATGTGGTATAATATTCAAGTCAATCAATTTTAAACTATGGCACGAAGCAAAGTTGGTCTCAGCGGCGGTAAGATGATTGAGTCGCGACCTAAGAAGAGTCGTCAGGGATCTGGACAACATACCAAGTTGTCTGCTACTAGTCGCAATAAGGCAAAGAAGCGTTATCGCGGTCAAGGACGATGAATTTAATTTGCAATCTCCCTGCCCAGAAAGTCTGGGTACGTAAAGAATATTTACGAGATCATCAAGATGGTCACGGGGAGTTTGTAGAGGGCGTCTGGGTTGCTGCAAAGAGCATACCTGGACGTGCTTTTTATTTTGAGACGTACTTGCCCGAGTATGGCGCTATGTACGACAAACTCCCTATCAGTGCCTTTGTACGATCCCCCGAAACCCCAGTCATAGACATGGATTTGGGCAATCTACAATTCTGGAATTGCATGGATTATGGTGTCATGGCAATCAACAAAGGTTTCATTGCTCAGATGGAAGTAGAGATCTTTACTCGTGACCATGGGTTGCAAAAAGGTAAGTATCTGTTTACACTGGATAATTACCATGCTAATATTGATGTGATAGATAATAATGTGAGTGAGACTCCAAACGAGCATAAGTCACATAATTGCATCGCATTAGAGAATGGACAGTATGCATTGTATCCTAACAATAGGATGCGCTTGTATGACCTCTCCTTGACCCCACAGGAACCAACATTCCCCGATTTCAAAGTATCTACCATAGAATACGAAGTCGAGGGTGGAACCGACTGGGGACGCCTTGGAGACACCGATGATTATTTCTGGCAAACACCAAAGGAGAAAAACAATGGGCAACCACCACAAAGTTGATAAAGGACAAAGCTTTATCGATGAGGGTATGACACTTATTACTGAAACTGATAGCGACAGATACCTAGACGCCGCGGCCAAGCGTCGTCGTGCTAAGGAGAAAGAAGAACTATACCCAATGCCAGAAGATCGCCTTGAGCGTCCTTGTGGAGGGGCAGGTGGATTTGATGACTTCGTAGAGCGTTGGAGCGACTGAATAAATAATAACAGCTAATTATCTCTCCAATGGCTGAGTTTCAGACGTTCAAAGATTTGAGCGTCACTTTTAAAAAACATCCTGTCACTGACGACCTTGTTGTCGTTAAGGATAAGGCAGCCATCGTTCAGTCAATCCGCAACCTTCTTCTGACTCAAAGAGGAGAAAGACCGTTTCAACCTGATCTTGGTTCAAATATTTACAGGACACTGTTTGAACCACTAGATTATGTTTCTGGTGCTTTGATCAAACAGGCAATTTTTGAAACTCTTGGAAATTATGAACCAAGAATCAGTGTTGATAGTGTCTTGGTTGAACCTGATGTTGAAAATAATGGATATCAAGTAGAAATCTCGTATATTATTGTTGGAAGAGATGATCAACCAGTAAATGTTGACTTTTTCCTAGAGAGCACACGATAAATGCCATACACTCAGGTAGCAAATCTAGATTTTGCACAGATCAAGACTGCTCTAAAAGATTATCTTAGGGCAAATTCGGATTTTACCGATTATGATTTTGAAGGCTCTGCTTTAGCGAACCTTCTTGATGTATTGGCATACAATACTTACTACACGGCATTCAATGCCAACATGGTTGTCAATGAGTTGTTCATCGACTCAGCATCGCTCAGAGACAACGTTGTATCACTCGCCAAGCAGTTAGGGTATCGTCCTAAGTCAAAGACTGCCTCAACGGCATATGTGACCTTCTCAGTGTCTTATAACAACGCTACGACAGACACAGAAGTATCACTAAAAGCAGGATCTGGATTTTTAAGTTCCTGGGACAATACCCTTTATCAATTTGTTACGACTAGAGACACCAAAGCACAGGTAGTAAATGGTGTTGCTACGTTCACAAATATTCCAATTAAAGAGGGAAGCATTGTTACGAATACATATACTTTCAACGGTGCTCTCAAAAGTCAAAAATTTATTATCGATAACCCTGGTGTAGACACCTCAACAATTCAAGTAAGGGTTTATCCTTCGACAACTTCTACATTAAATCAAGAGTATACCCTTTCAGAAAATATCCTTGAGGCAAAACCAACCTCTGAAATCTATTTCTTAGAAGAAATTTCAGAAGAGAGATACGAAATCATCTTTGGCGATGGTGTAATGGGTAAGAATCTAGAGAATGGAAATAAGATTGAAATTTCTTATCTCGTTACATCTGGTCCAGAAGCAAATGGAGCAAAGACATTTACGTTCTCTGGTAATCTTGAGAACCAATCTGGAAATGTTCCTGTCAACTTTACGACGGCAGTTACATCTTCTGCAACCGTCGTTGCTGCGGGTGGAGCAGACATTGAGTCTGTCGATAAGGTAAAGTTCCAAGCACCAAAGATGTTCGCCGCACAGGACCGTGCAGTGACCGCTCAGGACTATGGATCAATCGTTAGGAACCTGTATCCAGCAGTAAGTGACATTATCGTGTTTGGTGGAGAGGAGCAAGACCCACCAGCATATGGTAAAGTATTCATTTCGGTAAAACCAACTGATGCAGCACGTCTAACATCAGTTACTAAAAATGATATTAAACAAAAATTGAAGGAATACAGAGTTGCAGCAATTACTCCTGAATTGATCGATCCTTCTATTCTCTATGTCGAAGTAAATAGTAGAATTTTTTACTCACAGTCTAAAACTGAACTAGGAGCAACTCAGATTAGAGACCTTGCAATCAAGGAATTCCAAGATTATGTCCTTACTTCCGATACTGAGAAGTTTAATGGTAAATTTAGATACAGTAAAGCAGTTGCAGTAATTGACAACGCAGAAAGAGCGATCAATTCTAACTTAACTTCTGTTACGATGAGAAAGGATTTTTATGCTCAAATTAACTCCACCTCATACTACGAAATTTGTTATCAAAATGCATTCCTAGATGATGACGACCCTGTAGTGTCATCAAGCGGTTTCATTGTTACAGAATATCCCGAATCGACTGTCTATCTTGAAGATAGGGCAGGTAAAATCGTCCTATATACACTAGATAGCATCACTGGTGACAAGATCCTTTTGGACGATAACATCGGTGATATTGATTATGCAAAAGGCGAGATTAAATTATACGATGTAACCATTATTAAGGGTACATTTGGTGATAACCGCATTGAACTAAGAGTAAAACCTCTCGAAAATGATATTATTGCTAAGAGAGAGGTTTACTTAGATGTTGATGTAGCAAAAAGTAGTTTTGTTGCTGTAGCAGAGTAATTTAGATGTCCGTAACGAAGAAGTCAATTTCAACTCTGATCGAGTCTCAACTCCCAGAGTTTATCTCTTCTGAGTACGAGCTTTTTAGTAAGTTCGTATCAAAATACTATGAGCAGCAAGAGTTGCAGGGACAGCCTCTAGATGTTCTTAGTAACTTACAGACTTATGCTGACATCGATTATTATGAGAAAAATATTCTCAAGCAGAATTCTACGTTAGCGTCTGATGTTGCAGTATCAGACACAACAATTACTGTTGCTGATGCAACTTCATTTCCAGAGAAGAACGGATATATTCGTATTGGAGATGAAATTTGTTTTTACAAGGAAAGAACAGATACTCAGTTTCTAGAAGTTTCCCGTGGAGTCAGTGGAAACACAAAACTTGGAGATCTGTATGCTGCAAGTAATTTCACTACAACAGAAGCAGCATTCCACAGTGGCGGATCTCAAGTACACAATGTCAGTAATCTTTTCCTCTATGCTCTAGTCAAGAGCTTTGAGTCACAGTACCTTGGAGCATTCCCTGAGAAATATTTGAAGGGAGAGGTTGATAAGAGAACACTTATCAAGAATATTCGTAAGTTTTACAAGGCAAAGGGTACAGATGCCTCTGTAAGATTCATTTTCAACACTCTAGTTGCTGGTGGAGAAGAGAACACACCAACACTATACAATCCAAAAGACTTTACATACAAGTCTTCCGAGTCTGATTGGATTAAAGGTTATGCACTTAAAGTAAAAGTATTGAGTGGTAATCCTGATGATCTAATTGGAAAAGTAATTACACAACCAGCAAGTGGTAATATTCCTTTTGCTTCTGCAACTGTAGATAACGTAAAGTTTGATAGCACTGTTGACGGTGAGGCAATTTATAATATTTTCCTAGCACAGGAAACCATTAATGGTGAATTTAAAATTACATCAAAAACAGAATTAACTAAACAAATCGAAGCATCTGACGATGCTGGTGATTTTATTGGTGTTTTCTCAACACTTGGATGGGGTAAGTCAGGATCTTTATTGATTGGCGGTGAAACTTTTACTTTCCAAGAAAAGAACATCACTCAATTTAAAATTCTAACCAGACAGAACAATTCTGTTCATCCAGTTGGAACTGAAGTTTACGAACCGATTGAACTTTCTGGCGAGGGTGTATCCTTACTTTCTTTTGGTCTCGTATACAACTTAAATGTATCCGAAGGACAACCAAACTCTTTTACTGGTGATAATGTAGAAATTGGTGTATCTGGTTTTATCACATCTAATACCAAAGTCATTAATCCATCTAATAATTCTGTCAGATGGAAACTTTCTACTGGTTCTGTAGTTCAAACTCCAGGATATCCAACAATTCAACAAAGTCTTGCAAACTTATCAACTGATGTATCTGCAGTCTTTGAAGATGAGCAGTATTTTTACATTGCATCATCTGGTTATCCATCTTATCCAATTTTAGAT